TTGGCATCAGCGTTAATATCAACCCACGCGGACGCGATATGGAAGCCTCTTGGCATGTGTCACCTCCCTACATAGTAAAAACTAGCCTGTTTGGAATTCAAAAAGGCTTCCCCCACCCGAACGCAGGGATTCACTGTTCATAGCCATCAGTTGGGCATCTCCGGAAAGAGCCTCCGCCATGCTCATCGTCTGCCCTGGCCGATAATCTGAACTTCCTGAAGTGTTTTGCGACGTGTCGTCACTTTCTAGCTTGATTCGGGCTTGCAGAGCACCCGCATAAAGGGGTAATCGTTCGGCTAAGGCGAAGAAAAGAGGGCCGTCAAGGTCTTCCCAGTCCATAATGTGGTAGATGGCGAAAAAATCCGCCCTTACATCGTCTAGATAACTGGTAATCCAAAAGACCTCGTAGGCCCTTTTCATTATTTTCCCGTTGTCTCCTTAGCATTCCCCAAGGCGAGAGCAATACATTGCTCGGCTACCTGACCGATAAGATCGTCAGACAACTCGTCATAGTCTAAGAATGTGTTGTATTGCTCTTCGCCCAACATATCCTCTAATAGCTGAAGAACACCGTACATTTCATTGTCGGATTTCTTCATCTGATTTAGGAACTTCATTGCTACACGCATACCAGGCTTGGCAGGGACTGTGAAGTCCTGATCGTCGATGGTAAAGAGAACCACGCGGTCCCTCTTTACACCAGAAGACTTGACAACAATGGGACCTGAGTTCTCAACAGCTTCGTCAGACATAAATATCACCCTCATAAAAGTAGTAGTGCAAACAATTGGTATAAGTATATCAGATAGTTTCTGTGGGAATACAGATAATGCCCCACCCGAAGGTGGGGCATCTATCAATCAGGATTAGTTTCCATCCATAATGAAGAACGGCGCTACTGCGTTTGATACGTAGTGCACAGACCAAGTGACTGAGAATACAGTCTGGTCGTCCTTCTTGTATGCAAACTCCACGTTGTCTGAAGACAGAACACGACGTAGAATTACAGTACGGCGCTTACTCTGGTTAGCCACACCTGAACCTGGAGCCCAACCCCAAAGAAGAAGAGCACGGTAGGTAGGCTGTGTAGCGGAGTCGGTGAAGGCTGGTGTGAATGAACTGTCGGTAGCACCTGTTGCGTAGGTACCATCGTTCAGAGCGTACGTGAGGTTAGTCAACGTAGGTTCTGCAAGGTTTGTCTTGACAGTCATGTCACGCAGAGTCAGACGACGACCGGGAATATCGATAACCTGGTCGACTTCCAGTTCCTTGTAGGTCTGGTTGATACTGATGGTAGCACCATCAGTAGTACCACCTAAGTCAGTCCAAGCCGCTGATGCGGGTGTAGCTGATGCAGATGCAGGCTCGGCAGCCTGAAATGCACCAATGAATACTGTTGCGGGTCCCTGTACAAGGTTGCCAACGGTTACAGTCATGGTGTTTCACCTCTTTCAAAGGTTATTTGCGGAATTGATACATGTGTTCCGCGAGTGGGAATTTAACGGTATCCATATCCGGATGGAACTTGAGGGCCATCGTTAAATCCTCACCGTAAAGGGTGGGTAACTTAACCACTCGATTGTTAGGAAACAGGTATTCCATTTCCGCTTTGTCATCATGAACAATGACTCGACCTTTATAAGACAAAGGTTCGTTTGTTGTTCGGCCAATCAAGCAATACATTTCTATAACTCCGCCCAGGCTATTTGAAAGTCGACTATGAAGTGTGCCGCTTCTCCCGGATCAATGAATGAACCTTGACCGGAAGGGAATCCCCAAGGAATCCTGCGAGGTTCTCCGATAGTCCATGCCTGTGTGACACGTACCAACGGGGCCCCTGAAACTCCGAGGGAGAGATTTTCATGGCCATTCTCGGCGAAACAAGCTCGCTCAATGGCCTCTGCGAGATCCGCAGCCTTGCCCCATGGGGGGTTCTGCTTCTCGGGACTGACAGCCCAGCAGTGGGCCGTAATAACAGGCCTGCGATATCCCAGATATTTTTGCGGGCTTCCGCCTGTCACGATGATCTGAACATATCCTGTATCGGCCCATACATTTAAATCTTGGGGTAGTGTGGTTCCCACTTTGTTTGCGGGAATTCCAGGCTGTTGTAACAGCCATGCGCGCGCGACCAATTCTGAGTTGGCATACGTGATAGGCATTAAATGTCACCTCGTTGCTTATACAGTGCATTACGCATGAAGTGTGTAGCTGGTGAACCGGGGTGATTTACCATGTTGACAGGGTGTGCAAGGCCGTCCCACCATAGAGCACCCTTGGAGTTCGGATAGATAGGGTGAGGTCCCGCACCTTCCTCAACGTAAATCGCGTAGTCTGCGGTTCGTGCACCGATCCTTGCGTAATAACCGCTGACCTCAGCGGCCAAATCAGACTGGAGATATCCAGTGTGTACAGGACAGTGTTCATGCATATCAAGGAGTACATCGCGGGCCAAACCCATCATGAATTTTTCCACGTAGGGCTCTAGTTTGGCTTTCCAGTCCTTATCCATTACTACTCGTGCCATGAAACACCTCCTAAAACAAAAGAACCGTCAGGGCATCCCGAAGAGGGCACACCTAACGGTTCCTTCTCTTTACGAGGCCAGGGTGTCAGCGACCGCTTTTTACAAGTGGTATAATCCGCACGACATTCATATTATAGATCATTAACCCGTCACCGTACGCTGCAAGTCAGCGCGGGTATCCTGCTGTCTCACCGGGTTCTGGTACCTAGAGAGATTTCGAATGGTCCAGGTCCAGCCAGAGCGCTCATCATAGATACGATCATTGTCCTGAATATCAACACTGGAGTCCAGGCGTAGACGCGCATAGCGAAAATTCCTGGGCTGGGTAGTAACCTCGGCTCGGAAATATTGACTCTGCTCTAAAAGAGAAGCCACAATGCCAGAACCCACCAGAGTATTCGTATCCGTGGGGTCTCCCCAATCATCTGTGGTTGTTCCTCGGTAAATAGAGACAGTGGTTGTAGCGCGTGCAATCATTAGTACGCCTCCCAACCCGGAATATTGTCCTCTAGAGATGCGTCATCGTTGGTGGGGTTGGACCAAGGGTCTGTCACCACATAATCGCCCTCCAGAGAACCCGTTGTAATGTTGTTAGGTCGCATCGGACGAATACGCTGATTACGGTTACGACGCCAGGACAGACGATCGATAGCGCGCTTAGCCATGGGAGCTATAATAGCTGAGTTGGCGTGTGGCGATGTAAAAGAAACCCCGTCCTGAGTCATCAGGCCCACATCAGAACGTGTAAACAAATCAGGTTGATTAGTCATCCAAGCAGCCTGATAAGCCACGGCTAACCTGAGTAAACGAAGATTCTTTGTAGAGATCAGTCCAGCATCCGAAGATGTTTCGGTGACGTCAGCAAAAAGTTCGACCATAGCCTGAGCGGAATCCAGGGTATCTTGATTGACAGTGATACCCGTGTATGAAAGTGTATCTGCGGTAGTAGCCCAAGTCATTAGCTTCCCCTTTCAATGGAAAACCCCCTAGCCAGGATGAGGGCGGACACTGGCTAGGGGGTAGTCATTATGGATTACTGAGTCTGGTCGGTGTTCTCAAGGACCGCGAAGGCCTTTTCGTGACCGATCTGGAATCCACGACGTGTGCGGAACTTAACCGCTGTGTCGTCGAAGTCGTCATGCGCACGAGAAACGTCTACACGTGTCTCAGGGCCTGAACGAACACCCAGCTTGAGTAGTGAACGATCACCACAGAAGATAAGCAAGTTTCCACCCGCAGGTGCCTGAGTCATTGTTGGACTTGTCTTCGCACCACGAGACCAGAAGATCTGTACCCCGAACAGAGTATCCGGAGTACCGGCAAGACCCTGAACGAAGATAGGTAGATTCTGGTCGTCCTTAGTACGACGGAACGCGTCACGGTATCCTGGGTGAGCGATAATCAATGAACGTGCAGGGTCCCAGTACTGGCCGACCTCAACGAGACGGAGAGTAGTAGAGAACTTGTCGTATGCGGCTGAAGCGGTACCGTTCCAAGCTACGTAGTTGGCATCTGCTGTGTAAGTAGTAGCAGAGTTAGAAGTACGAATTGACTTGTAAAGAGAAGTGAACGGAACACCAGTAGTGGCAGGTGCCGCAGTAACAGCAAGACATGCGTTGTCGAAGATGTTGGCGTAAGAAATAGCCCACTCGGATCCACGCTGACCAAGAACGTCAACGATCATTGACGCGTCGGATAGGTCTTCCTCGTCCACGGCTACACGAGCCATGAAACGCTTTGCTGTCAATACGATGTAGTCTAGATCTGAGTTGTCAGTGCTGTACTGCTTTCCATCAGTAACGGCAAGACCACTTGAACGTAGAACACGCTTAGTGGCGGTGTGCATAACGTGGCGCTGCGCAACTGCCTCGACGGCAGAGTTGGCTAACACGCGCTGGATAACCTCGGAATCCCACTCTAGGGGAATCCAGTCATCCAGATAGTTTGCTGGTTGCAAAGAGGCCATGGAATAGCCCATCCTTTCAAATTAGAATTAGTTGATGCCTAACTCGGCATTACTTGGGCTCAGGCCCTATCCTTCACCATGCAGAGCGCGGGCGATATTCTCAGCCCAGGTGCCTTCCTGCTTGGTTGAGGAAGTCTTTTTGGCGCCACCACCAGCCGTCTTACGATCGGCTACCTTTTCAGCGGCATCCTTCATACGCGTACGCTTGAAGAATTCCGGGAAATCAGCTTTCAAGTCGGTGATCTGGTCGTCGAGACCGGCTACACCGTCTTCATCGACCTCCAGAGAATCCAAATCTAGAAGCTTCAGGATGCGTGGCAGTGCCTTTCCATTCCAGCCCTCGGTGTTGAGGGATTCCGGAATGGCCGTCATGAGCGCCCTTGAACGCGTACGCTCTTCATCGCGGACTTCCTTTTCCTGATCCAAGAGATTACGCTCCATTTCACGCTGTAGACGCTTTTGCAAATCCTTGGCGTCCTCAGAAGTGTCTACGGTCCTCTTGGCAGTGTTTGTTGTGGAAGTCTTGGTATTAGTGTCGTCTGAGTCGTCATCGTCATCATCAGACAGGGTGGAGAGTTTAGGAGTGGTTTTCAGCGGAGATCCATCTTTAGGGTTGAATCCACGCTCGCGGAGAAGACGTTTACGCTGGGCAGATTCGCTGTCAGCCTTCTTCTTTTCGGCGACTAGCTTTTCCCACTGCTCTTTCGTTGGGGGTACAAAGGTATCCTCGTCGTCCGAGTCATCGTCATCATCGTCATCATCGTCGTCGTCACCAGTGGCCGACTTATCGTCGTCATCATCAGTGCCTTCGAAATTAACAGCCCCACCAGCAATATTATAGATGGGACGGCCGTCGCCACGGTAGCCAACTACTGTGCCGGGCGGTAATGAGATTTCATTAGGGTCTACTTTAGCGTTGATCATGTCCGATCTCCTTTACTGTTTCCACTGTCTGTGGTTAACTTGCCCTCTGATTTATTATGGTTAATCACCAGTACTTACACCCAGAATGTTCGGCTTGAGTGCGTACTTGGATTGAATAGCAGCTTGGTTCTCTTGCTGGACAAGAGCCTCTTGCGCTGCTTCCTGTTCGTTTTGTTTGGCCTCTTCCATCCACTTGGCGACTTGCTCCGGTGAATTTCCAGCCCATACCAACGTGGTATCAACAGGTACTCCAGCCATCTGCTGTAGGTTGACAGTCTCCCAACCAGTCTTGTCGGTGACGGTCTCTACGGGACGCCAAGCGATATTAATACGATCTGACGTTACGCCGATCATCCCCATAGCAAACTCAAGCGCCTTGCGCCACGTGTTTCCATAGGTCTCCTGACGTTCTTCGGCCTTGGCGTCAATCGGCTCATTAGCCACACGGAGCATTTCTCCAGACGGCGGACGGTCGGTAGAATCCTTGGCGAAATAGTGCATAGGAGTATCGGTCACCTGAGACATGGCCTTGACATAGCGATCGAAAGGCTTCAGGTAGGCATCAGGATTAGCAGGCTCGAATTGACCAACGGCCTTGTAACCCTTGAGGTCCCAGAAAGCAGCAGGATCGGCCGACAACTGTGAATCGTTGTCATCGAACTCCGGATCGTCGTCGTCCTCCGGCATGAAGGGGTTGAAGTCAGCACCCTGAGAACCACTCTGATCCGCAGTAGGGTCCATGAGTCCGTAACGCTGGGGGAAGCTCTGGAAATCTACTGTGGCCAAGTGGGACGTAATCAGCTTGTTAATGGCAAGCTGGGGGCCGTAGGCATTGACGTGATCCGGGCGACCGTAAGGACGATCGTTGCGGAAGTGGAAGAACGGGATTTCGCCAAAAGGATTGTTCAGGATCTCACCCTCACCATCCTGGGTGAAAGGCTTCCACTTGGACTGTGCATAACGAGACTTCGGGGGCTTACCCTCGTACACGTAACGCTCGATACGATCTGGGTAATACAGATTCGCACGGGTAATGAGTCGGTCTCGGTCACCTTCGGTCCATGAACGAATGGCGAAAGCTTTCTTCAAAGGATTCTCGGTGCTGTAGAAAACGCGAGTTGTCAGCGGGTCATGAAATGTCATGTCCACGGCAACGATAGTCTTTGAAGGAACGTCCATCGGTTCCGGTACGTTGACCGTAATGTCTCCGTACTCACCGAGCATGTCAGCCAATTCCTTGGGGGTCTTACGGGCGACATAGTCTTCCTCGTCCCCGATGACCGGCCACACCATCATGTAGTAGTCTCCGAACATTCCCGCCTTGCGGTGGGCGATACGAGACTCCTCAGACAGCTCGTTGTATTCCCAGAGGTCTTCCAGGGTCTGATCCGCTTCGGAATCCTCCTGGTCGTCGTCGGCAGAAATACTGACGATGGCAAGCTTATTGGCTACAGCGTCCACAGGAATGTGGGCGAAATTGAAGTTGTCGAAATTGTTCAACCCGAACTTCAACAGGAGACGGGTAATTTTTGCAGAGGCATAGATTTCCTCTACTTCGCCTTCATAGAATGCACACGCACGCTCATATGCCGGGCGGGCGTCACGTAATTCACAGTAGGCATAAGGTAGATCTTGATTAATTGGCATCTGCGGTACCCCTCCTATCTCGGGTGTCGGCTGCGCTTACGCGCTACAAGTCGTTCTTCTGGCCTCAAGAACCTGAGGACTGCGTTACCCACCGAGTCGACCAAGTCGTCATTTGGTGCTTTCGGGAAGGCAACCATCTGTTCTTCCAATGCTGTCAATGTTTGTGTGTGCACTACCCGTGTAGGAATCAATTGATAAAGGTTGAGAAGGCGCCCCGCTCGGCTTTCCTTCTTTTCCTGATTGTTGATCGCATGAATCGGAATGGGCATACCGTGCAAAGTGTCCCACCACAAGTCACCACCCTGGTTGGTTTCAACAAGGATTGCGCGTACCTCGGGATAAGCATCCAAGAGGTTCAACACGAATTGACGTAAAGGGTCACCTTTCAATTTGACGGCCTTTGCATATTTTACAACACAAATACCAGGTCGCCTTCCGCTAAACCCTGTGGTCTGGCGATAAAGGTCGTCCTGGGGATTCGGCAACTCACCGTCGTTCAATTGTTTCTCACGCGGCAGCCACCCTACGATCGAGATTCCGGTGTAGTCCGACGTCGCTTTCGTGGTGACGGCACCGTCGATGGAGAGCACATTGAATTGAGTACCCTCCGGATTGTAAAAAGTAAAATCCTTGGGCTGCCAGTATTCGGAATCGATCGCCATGGGATCGTTCTCGAAGTTCTTTTTGAAGTTACGGGTATGCCGGTACAGGTTGAGGTATTCGATAGGCCATTTGGCAGGCCATACCGAACGCTCTGTTCCGTCATGGTTTTCGAGAATCGGAAGTTGGTGGTGAACTTCAAAACCTTCCTCCTCCACCCATTTAAGTTCATCGTCGTCATAGCCTTTACCGTGCTTCACCAATTGGTGCGTGATGCTGCCGGGCATAGTCACAGTTCCGGAGAGCACCACGCGGGCACGCTCGTTCAGGGGAAGAATGGCATCCTGAATAGTGATGAGACGCTTCTCGGCCTGGAACCCTGAATAGTTGGACTCGTCCGGCTCAATGTCGTCCAAGAGCAAAGTATCGGGACGTAACTTTCCGATCTTCATACCCAGGGAACTGGAGTCGGCACCCTTCGCCATGAAGGCGAAACCGTTCTTGCAGATACGCAGATTACGGCTGTCAGCCTCTGCGGAGCCGCGTGGGCGCCTTCCGGCGCGGCAGAGGTCCGGGAAGTCCTCACTGAGAAGTTCGTTCTGCTCCAACTCACGCTTGAACGACATGAGGTGAATTTCCGCCTGGGTTCCGGAGTCGGCAAAGGCCGCGACGAATTTCGCATATCCGTACGCGGCCCACCACATAGGCAAGATCAGGAACCAGAACGTAGATTTTCCACTGGAACGTGGGGCCAGGAAGGCATGGCGGTGCTCACGAAGTCCCGGAGAGGGTTTCATCCATTGCTTGGCCAGTTCGAACCATTCGAAGTGATGCTCACCAAAAGTGATCTGTCCCTCGTCGTTCTTCATGTGATCCGTGAGGTAGATCAACGCAAAAAGCATAGGGTCCGCTTCACAAAGCGCCCTACGCCCATCGGAACTAGCAAGTAATCGGGGATCAATTCCCTCCAACCTGTCCTGCCAATGCTCCACTTCATATGAATAGTCCGGCATAACCGCCTCCTTCTACCTGACCCAACGTCCCTGGGTCTTATCAAATCGATAACCGCTGGCCTTTAGCCAGCAATAGCGTGAATCCAAAAACGGAATAGTCGGCGTCGCCCACCACTCCGCATCAATATCCCAGTCCCCGTCTGCATCGCAGTAGAACTCGTATGTCTCCTGACAGACGGGACAGGTTACGTCGTCTGGCTTGTTCATCCTGCCACTCCTCTATAACTTCTCGCATACAATCTGCCGAGCACACCGGCTTACCCATGGCCGAATTCACACTGTTCAGTGTGAGAGGCCAATAAGGGTATAACAGTTCGCCGCACCAGAAACATGTCTGGTCTTTTCTCTCAGTCATGACCTATCCCACGTAAGTGCCGTTGCTGGCACGCAATGAGGAGATCGTGTCGCAGTTTGCGAATCATGTCCTCGATAATCTGAGCCTGTCTTTCCTGAGCTTCGTGCCAATCATAGTGAAGTTGCATAGACTCGGGGTCTACCACAGATCCGCAGTCTTCACAGATTACCATTGGTCCATCTCCTCAGCTACGTATCTCATCCATTTTACCGTAGCACCTCCACGAGACGGGTGAAACGACTCCGAAGTGTTGGCGTGTTCTCGCATCATCTTGGCACTCGGAGGTGTTTTCAGAAGCAACCATCCGAATTGTTTCAGAATTCCATTGATCATGATAAAGCCCTCATAAAGTGTCGTGTGTCGGAATTTTGGAAATTATTTCTCGGAGCCGTCCGTGTTCCACGTGCGGGGGATCATCTCGCGGGCACCCAAGGCAATGGCACGCTTGATGATGTGCCTGCGGATCGCATCATGATCAGCATTGCCCCGGCCTACGGCACGGATGGCGTTTGACAGATCTTCCTTGTTCCGAATGGGGTACGAGCCGTCTGACATGGCCTTTCCCTGACTGGCCAGGCGTTTGCGTTGATCATCCGTAAAATCTGCCATGAGGGTCCTCCTTAGGGGACTTGCATTTCGAATGAATTAGTGTCACCATGCGCAGCATGCTGATTCTCATCTTTGTCATCGGATATATCGTGATCGCCGCCATCGCCGTGATGGCCGTCATCACCTTCGCCTGTGCTGTGGCACTCGCCTTCGGCGTGTACGCCCTGGTCTACGCCGGTCTCTACGCGTGGGCATATGTGGGTCGTCGTGCCTCACCGACCTGGAAGTTCAGCCCCGCTCGATTCCCTATCGACCTCACGAAGATTCGTGACCACGCCTTGATCGCCGGAATTCTGAGCCTGGCTGCCATGGCTTTCGGGTTCTTCGCCTATGGGGTCAACGGCCAAAACGTGGGTGACGCTGTCCAATTGACCCTATGTGCTGCGGCCGTGGCGGGTCTCGCCTGGTGGGCCGACAAGGTAAAATCCAAGACGGATGCCTAATCCTCGACCGGGCGCGTTTTCTTCGTCGGACACGTATCACACGCCGGAATGCGCAGACGTGACCGCCCATGGGAACAGCCTGGTCGGTTGGTGATATCGCATTGGCAACAGTCGCAACGCTCTTCCGAAAGGTCATCGTGCAAGAGGTTGTCCAGTAATCCCATGTGGAAGAGTCTCCCTTGAATCGAATGTGACGTATATCACAATGGTCGTTGAAAAAGTTTGTAAATTATGGAGCCACCCTCTGCCCGTGGGGCCAGGCGGACAAATCCCCCCAAAGGGGGTCGGAGGGGGTCAAAGCGGACATACCACCCACCCCGGCTACTGAACGGCGAGTCAGTAGGTTTGACAGGTACACGCCCTAAGATCTGACAGCATGTCAGCGAACTCGGTCGCCTTGATCGTCACGTACTCATGATCATCTGACGGGCCGTCATCATCTTCATAGGTGACAGTGAGTGGCAGGGCTGGGATATCCCGTAAAGCCTCAGAATAGGGGCTAGGAATTCCTATAGGGGTGGGGAGGGGGGAATACGCATTGCACCCGCATTCGCAATTCCTGAGAGGCCTTTCTGTCGATGGGTCCTCCATTAGTGCCCATTGGCCTGAAATTCGGGAGGGTGGGATAGAACCAATTCCCTGGGAAGGGGGTACTAGGGGGTCCTCACATGAGCACATGGATATACCTCACTTGATATTGTGTACGTGTGTATTGAATGTATGTGTACTGGTGTATGCATGTATTCATGATATCACGTGTTGAATAGTTGGTGATCATGGAGGTATATGCATGCATGTGCATGGGTGTGTGCTGGTGTGCATGGGCATGCATGGGTATGCATAGTGCATGACTATACATGTAGTGTGCATGTATATAGGTATGCATACAGGGTAGGGCTGCATAAGGGTACCCCCTAGGGGTATGGGTAGGGGGTAGTGATCATGGGTATTGATCATGTAACTGTATAGGTGTATGCATAGTGCATGGTACATGTAACCTATACCCTATGGGGGTACACATACCTACACAAAACGGGCATAGTGGGCAAGATCACGTAAAGGTTGGGTAAAGATCATGGACAGGGGGCTATCCTGATCATGGATGGGGCAGGACGTTTCTCTAGCACGCACGAACCGAGATCAACCCAGGGAGCGATCATGGCCAAGATCAATGACGTCTGCGGCGGCACGTACGAGCTGTGCTCGCTGGCCAGCAAGACAGGCAAGTGCACCTGCCCCAAGCCTGCGCCCGTAGTCACCCTCAGGGCCGGAGACTCCTACAGCCTCACCACGGGCCGACTGACTCCGGCACCCACCCACAGGACCACCACGGGGTGCGAGTCCCTCGTACACCCCGTACGGCGCTCCCTGGGGCGCAACGACCTGAACGCCATGCACGCCACCCTGCGCAACGCCTGATCACAAGATCCATCCACAAGATCACTTCCGGGAGAGATCATGTTCAACACTCTGGTCGACGTAGCCACCCTCAACACGGACGACACCACCCTTTGCGGCTGGTGTGACAAGGTCGCGGACCGCAAGATCCAGATTCCGACGCAATCCCACCCGGAGTACGCGTGTGCCTCGCACTTCCGGGAGTACTTCCCGTACCTGAGCAACCCTCAGATGGAATCGGCGCTCTGTCCCGACGTCGAAAAGGGTTGCTCGCACACCATGGTGCAGAACGAACAGGGCTGGGGTGTCGCCTGCCAGGAATACGCGGACGCCCGTGGAATCCAATGGATGTACGCGTGATCCACAGCCTGACTCTCGCGGTCACGTCCGGCATCCTCAACAGTGCCCCAGTTCTGATCTTCGCCACCTATCCGCTGACCCAGACGATCATGTACCTCAACAAGCGTGATC